ACTATATTAAAATCTACCATTATTAATTTTATTTGTAATCAACAATCAGGATGTGGATTTTATGAAACCGCAACACAGAAAGTATATAATCATTTACACTGTTATTTAAATATTCCAGATACATCCGGAAGGGATAGTTTATTTCAAGCAGAAGCCCGTAGATGTAAAGAAATAATTGATTGTATTAATGAATTTCCAAATGAAAATCATTTTTGTATTTTCGACGAATTATATTCTGGAACGAATCCTAGTGAAGCAATTTCAAGCGCTGCTTCTTTTTTGAATTATTTAACTAAAAATAAAAATGTTCAATTCCATTTGACAACACATTTTGTTAAACTATGTAAAAAAATGAAGTCCAATAAGCGTATCACAAATTATTGTATGGAAACAAAAAATACTGAAAATAAGCTTATATTTAAATACAAGTTAAAAAAAGGCATTTCTACTATTAAAGGAGGCGTTCATGTTCTAATTAATTTAAATTATCCACAAGAAATATTGAAATCATAATATTTTATTCGTTAAACTTATCGATTAATTAATATAAGATAATCTTAATAATGACTAGCTTAAGTGATTTATTTAATACTTCGTTTTTAATTACTTTAGGAATTGTAACACTACTCATCGCAGGTACTATTGCATATTTTGAAAGTAAATTAAGAGAACAAAACACTAAATTAGCATCTATGCTTAGTTTAATATCTTCTATGGCCGACGAACTTAATTATGCCAAACAAAGTATAAATAATCTTACGATGATTACCGGAAAACAAACTACCAATATTAATAAATTACCTGACAGTATGGGTAATAATATTATCCCATTTTCATCGTCATTAATAAATGTATCTGATGATGATAACGATGATGATAACGATGATGATAATGATAATGATGATGATGATGATGATGATGATAATGATAATGAGGATGATGATAACGAGGATGATGATAATGAGAGCGACGATAGTGACGATAGTGACGATAGCGATGATGATGATAATAATGATAGTGATGATGGCAGCGACAATTCCGATATTAAAAATGGTACACTAGATATCTCTAACTGGGGCGGTTCCACAAAGTTATTAAGTGATAATAATACACATAATGATACCATTAATATTACCGAAGATATGGTAGATATATCTGAAAATACAAATAATATTAAAACATTAAAAATATCATCAGATGACTTTCAATTACAAGAATTAATGATGGATATTGATGAAAATATTGAGTTAGTTGATAATAGTAACATTAATGAAGACACCTCGAATAACCAAGATAAACTTATTCACATAGATGAGATTAAAAAAGAAACACTTGATTTTAAGAAACTATCTTTAACACAATTAAGAAATATTGCAAGTGAAAAAGGAATAAAAGACCCTTCTAAAATGAAAAAGCAAGACTTATTGAAAATATTAGAAAAAGAATAATAATATTATCTAATTGTATATTATGAGTTGGGCAACTTGTTATTCTGGATCTAATAATATTAATTTTAATTTTCCTCCAATTATGGCAGATGGAAGAAATTATGCATCATGGCAACCTTCTGCAATTGTTAATAATAAAATTCAAAAAGCCGAAGGTATTCACTCTAACTGGACATATAGACAGTTTTTACAAAAAAATGCTATTCAAATTATGAATTATAATAATAAAGAAAGTTGTTATTATTTAGGATTAGATGACCATATTGTAAGTGATCAAACACCATCCGATAATGTTCCTTTTAAATTTCAATCTGTATTTGACAGTAGAAAACCCGGATTTGGGTATTGTAATAGTGATTTGAAAAATCCTTATTTGACTAGAGAACAATTAAATGCTAGAATGATTTCACCCTCAATAAACTATAGTCCTGAACAACAAATGGTATCTCAAAATATTAATAAACTTGATAAAAATCAAATTAAATAATAATAAAAATCATATAATAATTTCATATATATTATAATATGAAACTATTAAGTATCGATGTTGGAATTAAAAATTTGGCTTTCTGTCTATTTGAGATAAAAGACCAAACTACTATTTTAAAATGGGATGTTATTGATATATCTGAAAGCGAAACATTCAATTGTATGGTAACTGATAACAGTAATAAATGTGAAAAACCCGCCAAATATAAAAAAAACTTTAACTATTATTGTTTAAAACACGCAAAAAAACAATCTTTACAAATTCCAAAATTTGAATTCAATCCGAACAAATTATCACTTCAAAAAATACAACAGTTATATGAATTTGCTGATAATTATCAAATATCTTATCAAAAACCCATTAAAAAAGCACAATTAGAACATCTGATACAGGAGTATATTCAAATTAATTACTTAGAAGTTATTCAAAAACAAAACGGTAACTCAATAGATTTAATTACAATTGGAATGAATATTCAACAAAAATTTAATGAAATTTTAGATGATCAGGAAAGAATTGATCATGTTATAATCGAAAATCAAATCAGTCCAATTGCAAATCGTATGAAAAGTATTCAAGGAATGCTTGTACAATATTTTATTATGAGTAAAATATTTATAGAACAGATTGAATTTGTTTCTGCAATTAACAAATTAAAAGAATGTAATTTACCACCTAAAACTACATATTCTGAAAGAAAAAAAATATCTATAACAAAGTCTTTAGAAATAATGAAAGAAGAAAATATTCCTTTTTATGATTTCTTTACAAAACATTCGAAAAAAGATGATCTAGCAGATTGCTTTCTCCAAGGACGATGGTATATACATGAAAAATTAAATAAATAATAAATATATTATTCGTAAGACTTAAAATTAAATGTTCTATTTAAACAATAATACATGCCTGATATTATTGAACTATCTGAAATAGACCTGAATAATAATTTGGACATAGGATCCGATTTAAAATCCACTAATTTTGGCTCTGGAATTGAATTATTAATGAATGATAAAGTCAAGGAAGCAACCCCGTCTAGTGATAATATAAATATAGACGATTTAAATAAATTAGAAAATGAGTTGAATGATCTTAGTGATATAAATACATCTACCAACCTAAAATCAGACTTTTTAACACCTGAACCAGAATCAATACAATCTGTTAAATTCCAAGATGATATTACTATTGGAAAAGCTACAGCTACTACGGCAAAGGAAACCAAAACATGGGACGGATTTGATAAATTTAATGATGTTCCTATTAACCCAGATAAACAAATTCCTTCTCAACCTCAAATGTCTAAGGAGGAATTATTGAGAGAAAAGTTTAAGTTTTTACGAAAATTAGAAGCACTAGAAAAGAAAGGTGTAGAATTATCTAAAAAATACGATATGGAATCTTCATTACAAGAAATGCAGGGGGAGTACGAAACTATTATGGATGAAAAATCCAAATCCAATTCTATTAAATTTCAAGGAAATATGCTAATGGCATGTATTAATGGAATTGAATTTTTAAATGGTAAGTTCGATCCTTTTGATATTAAGTTAGATGGATGGGGGGAACAAGTAAACGAAAATATTAACGACTATGATGAAATTTTTTCAGAATTATATGAAAAATATAAATCAAAGGCGAAAATGGCGCCAGAATTAAAACTATTATTTCAATTAGGAGGTAGTGCTATGATGGTACATATGACTAATTCCTTATTCAAAACATCGATGCCTGGAATGGATGATATTCTAAGAGATAATCCAGATCTTATGAAATCATTTCAATCTGCAGCAGTAAATTCTATGTCTCAGTCTAATCCAGGATTTTCAGGATTTATGTCAAATATGATGGATCAAGGAGGTGCTCCACAAACAGTTCCTACCCAAGGACCTAATGCCGTACCAGCTCCACGCGGAAGACCAGGTAATAATAGTATGGATACATCATATACACCCAGACCATATGTAGATGATGGTATCAATTTACGTGAAAATAACGAGTCTGTACGATTGCAAGAAAGAAGTAGTCGTAGACCTGAAATGAAAGGGCCTTCTGATATTACAGATATTTTATCCGGATTAAAACCAAAAATATTAATATTCAGGATAATGGTCCTATAATGTCTAACGGTCCTAATCAACCGTCTGATACGAAAACAGATAATAGTACTATTAGTATAAGTGACTTAAAATCCTTACAAAGTGAA